AATGGGTGCAGCCACAGGAACAGCAGAGTTACGAAATGCAAATATCTATCTTCCTAATGCCACAACAATTTATGGTGGGCAAACTACTGTTTCGTTAATAAACGAAAATGCAGCCACAGTAAATGCATTTGGGGCAGCAGCTAATTTAAATCTTGGCGCTCAAACAGGAACAGCAACAATTCGCAATGCAGTAATATCATTACCTAATACAACAGATATTACTGTTGGGTTAACTACTGTAAATGTGGCCAACACCACAGCAACTACAGTAAATGCATTTGGGGCTGCGACAGACTTAACATTGTCGGCCTCTACCGGCAATACCACAATTAGAAATAATTTAATAGTTGATGGCAACATAAAAGCAAACGCCACCACAATCAGTACATCTCCTACTACAGGGTCATTTGTTGTAGCTGGAGGAGTAGGGTTTGGTGCAAACTTAAATGTTGCTGGTGGTGCAGTATTCAATGCAGAACAAAATAACGAAGTTTTCCGTGTATATGGTCAAGTTGATACCACNNGCTGATAGTTTAACAGACACAGTGACCATTGGCGGCAGTGATACTGCTCCATACTTAGGTGCTAAACTTCAAATTATTGACACTGGCGCAATGATAGTTCCAGTTGGTGCAACTAGCGAAAGACCTGGGTTAACTGGTAATCTTGATGTTGCTGGTATGGTACGTTTTAATGCAACTTTAGGAACGTTAGAATTCTACGATGGCGATGAATGGCAAAGTACACAAGCTGATTTTACAGTTATTCAATCTGAAACATTTAATGGTGATGGGTTTACAGTTATATATGAGCTAAGTGGCAATGCATCAACAACCTCGGCTATAGTTTCTGTTAACGGTATTGTTCAAATTCCAGTTACATCATATTCTATTGATGGTTCAACATTAACATTCACAGAAGCTCCAGAAGTGGGTGATGTAATTGACATTAGACGTCTAACTACAACAAATACAATAACAGAATTACGGTATGGATTTAATGTATTCCAAGCAAATGCTACGGCGGTATCTATTGGAACAGGTACTTCTAGTACTGTAGATAGATTAGTAATAGGCTCAAACGGCACAATTACTATTACTAATACAGCAAAGATTAAAGATCTAGTTTACGACGACACAGCAGTTAATATACCAAATGCGGCTACACCTACAATTATCGATAACTTTGTGTATACTACATACTCTAGTGCCAAATATTTGGTGCAAGTTAAGGAAGGGTCGGCAAATATTGGAATGATAGAAGCGGTATTGGTACACGACGGTTCAGATGCGTTTGTTCAAGAAGGAACCAAGGTATTCAGCAATGGTACCATGGGAACCTTAAGTGCAAACGTTGTTGCCAATGAAGTGAGATTGTACTATACCAGCACCAGTCTAGATAACAGCAATGTCAAGGTACATTCAACATATATTGTTTAAAGAATAACCAATGCTTAAATTAAATAAACTTCATAGACGTGGATATATTGGCGAAGATATTATTGCTAGACGTACTCTTGAAAATGGGCAGTGGACAACGGTAACTGAACATGTTCCTAGTAAAGTTACTAACAGTCAAATATCAAACCGTGCAGTTGTTTTTGGAAATGGGGTACATCGAAAAGAGTTTGACCCTGCTTTAATTTTAAATAAGAGAAGCGGTCTATTGGGTATGTATACTTTACAAACCTATGCGTGTAATGCATTCTATAGAGATTATACTCCTGACTTTTTGGTTGTTACAGATAGAATAATTGCAGCAGAACTGGCCAATACAAACTTTGTCAAAGATAATATAGTTTACACAAGGGTTGATATTACACTAGAATTTCCTAAAAAGTTTTATCTTATACCACACGATATTTACGCAGATGCAGGAACTACAGCATTATATCTAGCAGCATTTGATGGTCATAAAAGAATTTACATGCTTGGATTTGATGGTCAAGACAATCCAAAGTGTAACAACAATGTATATGCTGGAACCAATGGGTATGATCCATTGAGATTTACAGTGTCAAGTGATAAGTGGGCCGACAACCAAAAAATGTTGTTTGATACCTACGATGATGTTGATTTTGTGCATGTATCTCAAACTGGTAGAATGCGTATACCCGAGTCATGGAAATATTGTACTAACCTACGAAGAATATCATTTAGAGATTTTGTGCTAGAAGCAGATTTATAAAATAGATTCTAGGGTTTTAAGTTTATCAGCAACTTCATTAAAGTTTATAGTTCGCCAAACGCCTGGGTGCAGTGGTTTTGGATGATCTTTTAATTCTACCCAACAATATCCTCGATGCTCGTTGTTTAGCACAGGGGTAAATTCGTCATCAACTGGGGCAACAAACGTATGATAGGTAAAATTTCCAGTTTCGCTGGTAAATTTTTCTAATGGGATAAGTTTAACATCTTGGATAATTCCGCCAAGTTCTTCTTGAATTTCTCGTAATAAGCTAGTAACAATGGATTCGTTGGCTTCAACTTTACCTCCGGCTACACCCCAAGTTCCTGCATATTTGCTAGAGTTTCTCAATAAAAACAAATATCGTTTAGTTTTAATACAATAGATAAAAGTTCCTACACCTTCTATAGGACTAGAGACCAGGTTCCGTTTTTGTACTCGCCTTCCCAACTTTTTATCCATTGCTTGCCTAGCCATTTATATTGAGTTCCAGTATTTAGGTTACTAACATATTCTACACTAGTTGACATATAGCTGTCAAAGGAAATTACCCAATGATTGCCATTAAACTCTATGATGTCGTTTGCATGTGCAACTAAGGCCATTCCATCTGGCCCTCTCCACGCAGGAGCACTGTCAGTGGGTAAATTATCCCAACTTCCTATATCTTTGAGTATGAGATATCTAGTTCCTGTATCAGGATTGATGATATCATCGGTTACGCTGGACTTAGTGGGGTCAATAATAGCAGTTATTGCTGCTAAGGTGTTAACCGGTAAGGTGTCAACATCGGGATTAAAAATTAACAAGGTATCATCGGTTGGGTGATAACTAACCGTTCCTACAACTTCAGATAATTCATCTTCCTGTAGTAACCTAATCTGACTAATGCCGTTTTCTAATACTCCATAAATGTTAATTAAACTACGCCAGAGATCCTTGGTGCCAATCTTAACAGGAGTAGTAGTTACTGGTGGTTGATTTAATTCGGTCGGTGGATCTCTAGGGTCTTCTATTTCGTGGGTTTTAAGTAAAGTTATGGTATTACCGATGACTAAGATGCCATAGTCCATAGGAGTAAAATACTGTCTAGTGCCCATTAAGTTAGTTTCATTAAACACTTCTGCACTTAGATCTCCCTGTGCATCGTGTATGCTAGAAATAATTTTTTGAATAACACCAAGTTTTTTAACTTTAGCAGGTGGACTAAGCCAGATGGGTATGTTAAACGTCATGGTTAGTACATCAATGGGATTATCCGTGCCAATAGGAACAGATCTACTTGACCAAGTTTGGCTGTCCAAATAAACAACACTTAAACTAGTCCAATCAAGGTAATTATCAGTGCTTTGTATTTCTAACGCAGGGTTGAACAAAATGTCCATTTGCTCAGCTAATTGTAGTTTCTGTTTGGTATTGCTAGTCCAAATGTCAACTTTGAGTTCTAGCTTGTAAGGAACAGGCATCATGCGTTCAATAGTGAATGCATTTCCTTGTCGGCCTTCGTATTCTTGGGTTTCTTCATTAAAATAACGTTGTCTAACATTCATTTTGCTAATATGGTAAGGTTCTTGTACACGTTCTCTATCATAGGTTAAGTTATTGATGTACACAGTCATTGCAGGTACAACTGGCAACGAATTTTCGCTGTTATTTTGTATAATAGACATAACTTGTCGGCTGCTGTCACCATAATATACAGGAACTCTCTGTAAAGTGGTATTACCGTTGGTATCTCTGCCATATTCTACCTGGAATCCGCTGATCATTCTAATAAATTGAACTAAAAATCGCTCAATCTGTCCATCATAGAAGAAACTTTGTAATGCAGTCATATTTAATTATCCGATAAAGGGCGTAGTATATCGCTGAGACCTTGCCGCTGATATACTACGTTTGCGTAAATGGTATACTCTAATACATCGTTAATAGCTAGAGTATTTGTTACAGTTAGTGCAATATTACCAGAACTATTACTGATAGTATTAGAAATTCTGTTGCCATTTATATAAGTTTTTGCACCATAGTTATTATTGTATACAATATCTGTGACAACTGTTTTGCTTGACAGGCTAAATGAAATGGTATGTGAATTT